CATTTTATGGATCGTTCCACGGACAATCAACAGAAGCAATGTTCAGTAGATTTGCGTGGAAGGCAGAAAAATCCAAATATGCAGAAGAAGCAGACAAAGCAAACAGTCAATCATATGCCGAAAATCTCACAACAGGAAGTAAACACAGCAAGAAAGGTGGTGCTCCCGAAACTACTTGGAATCAGGAAGTACACGGCCCAGATGGCCCGCCACCTGTACCACCTATCGTTACCGCACACACAACAATGGGCCCATTCGCAATTCGTAACGTAACCATTGATGGTGGGGATCGATTAAAGAACAGATTGATATTCTCAGATGACTTCCAAGACATATTCAGAAAGATACCAAGTCTTGCGGAGATTAGATCGAAATTTAGAATTGAGGATAATAAAACTAAACTTGGGGGACAGTTCGTTGCACAAGGATACATCTCAACAAATTACGATAAGAAAAATCCTTCTAAGATTGGAAGAACTTCGAAGGCAGAACCAACGCCTAGGTTTGGGTATACTCCGATTGGAAATGCAATTGACAATAGGGGTAAAAGATTTACTCCTAAAGGAGATAGACAATGAGTTTGATATTAGTAGACCCACTATACAATACACAACTGTTAGACGATACACAGATAAATTCAAGTACGAGACTTGCGCCAGGCGTTACTATCGCAAAGTTCCTTGGTGCAGCTGGAGACAGAACCCATTTCAACCACATATCAAATATAGATACTCGCAGACAAATTGCAAGAAACTTATCTCTTCACGCAGAAGCGTTACGTGCAATAAATGGACAAACCGAACTATTCAATGATGTCACTATTAATGTAGTCGAAGGTTTGTATAACGCAGAAGGTGGTGAAATAACAAGTGGTGATGTTGCAAAACAAAAGAAACTTGGACAGTTGATTCATTACGAAGTGGTGGGTAGAGACGGTAAAATTGATCTAGAGAAAACATTTGATGTCGCAGAGTATTGGAAAGATTATATTCAATATGGTGAATTACACTTATCATATGACACTTTAAATCCAGATAACAGTTTATATGCATCTATAGGATTGTTGATGCCTACCGTTTCTGAAACTTACGAAGTCAGGTTTACAAGGACAGTCAAAACTTTCTATAACGGACACCTTCAAAGTAACGGTGAACTTGTAGAAATATTAGAAAGTGATGACTAATACGTATAAATAGTACAAAAGGATATTATAAATGGCAACCAGAAGAGCATTTGCACAAGAAGATTCGAATCTTGCAACCGCAAGTGTAGCAACTTCTAGGCAGAAACAATATAAAGATATCGATCTGACTTTTACTGCAAAAGCAAGTGGAGAGATATTCAAGAAGACTGATGCAGCTGCTGTTAAACAGGCGGTCAAGACTCTTATATTGACCAATCTGCTCGAAAAACCATTCAATCCTTTTTTTGGTGGTGATGTTAGAAGTAAATTGTTCGAACTTGCTGATAATCAGACAGGAACACAGATCAGAAGGAACATTATACAACAGGTAAAAGAATACGAACCTCGTGCGACTATCACCGATTTGAAAGTGATTGCAGAACCCGATAGAAACTCTATCGATGTTACTATACAATTTAAAATTAATAACACAGGAGAAACAGTAGAATTTACGACTACATTAGCGAGGTTACGATAGTGGAGTCAGTGACGGAAATTATTAAGTCGATACTTAAGAGACTCGATGTGTTAGAAGAGTGGTCACATCCACCGAAAGATTTATGCGAGTTTGAGGATTATAAAGAATTGGATGATCGAATTAAGAAACTAGAAGAGACGAAGAATGGCAACAACAATTAAATCGACAAGTCTTGATTTTGAAGCAATCAAGAACAACTTAAAAACATTCTTAGCAGCTAAGGATGAGTTTGCAGATTATAACTTCGAGGCGTCAGGGTTATCAAATATCCTAGACGTACTTGCGTATAATACACACTACAATGGTTTGATTGCAAACTTTGCTCTCAACGAATCGTTCCTTGGAACTGCTCAGTTACGTTCTTCTATTGTGTCTCTTGCAGAAGGCGTAGGTTATATTCCAGATTCAAAAACATCTTCTGTTGGTATTGTCCGACTATCTACCTCTCTAGCAGGAGTAGCAAACAGACCATCTAAAATCCAACTTGCATCTGGTATCAAGTTTAATGCAACCGTAGATGACATTACATATGTGTTCCAAACACAAGAATCAATAAGTGCGGATGATGATGGACAAGGATTCTATGAGTTTAAAACTTCAGACGCATCAAATAAAATTAAAGTTCACGAAGGTGTCGCAAAAAATAAAACATTCTTGATTACACAACAAGCAGAGAATGCAGTATACATTATTCCAGATGGATCAATGGATATATCCACTGCGGTAGTACGAGTATACGAATCTCCGACATCAACAAGTTTTACAACATACACGAATATCCTTGATGCTACAACAATCAACGAAAATTCAACAATTTACATATTAAAAGAAGCACCAAACGGAAACTATGAATTGTCGTTTGGTAACGGAACAACATTAGGTAAGGCACCAGAAGCAGGAACAAAAGTTGTGGTATCTTATCTAAGGTCAAGTGGAGACGCAGCTGATACTGCAAAAGTATTTGAACCACAATCACAAATTACTGTAAGTGGTAGTCAATACGATCTTACTGTGACAACAGTAAGTAATGCAGTTGGTGGTGGAGATCGAGAAAGTTTAGAATCTATTCGTAAGAATGCACCATTCCAATATGCATCACAAAACAGAATGGTAACCGCACCAGATTATTCTTCACTAACACTACGTAACTTCTCTACACTTATTAAAGATATTAAGACCTTTGGTGGAGAAGATGCACTAGAACCAGAATTTGGTGTAGTCTTTATGTCGGTACTATTTAATTCCGATGTACCAGACGCAACTGTTACGGTAACTAAAGAGGCAATTCAAGACCTTGCAAAACAATTATCTGTTGCATCGTTCGACTTAAAATTTGCCGATCCAGAAAAGACATTCTTAGAAACTAGGTTATTTTTCCAATTCAATCCTAGATTAACAACACTGTCGTTGAATACTATACAGGCAAATGTACAAAATACGGTGAACAAATATTTTACAGACAACGTAGGTAAGTTTGGACAATCATTCCGTAGATCGAATCTATTAACACTTGTTGATGATGTGTCACCTGCCGTGTTATCATCTCGTGCAGAAATCTTTATGCAACGAAGAATAGAACCAACACTATCTAAGATAATGGATCATAAAATCAGATTCCCTGCTGCTATTGCGGCTGCTGATGATGAGTTCCATCGAATCACGTCAACACAATTCCAATTTAAGGGTGCAACGTGTATTCTTAGAAACAAATTAAAAAGTAATAAACTAGAAGTTTATGACCAAGGTAATGATATTGTTATTGTAGATAATGTGGGAGACTATTCAAATGATACTGTTAGTATAGTGGGTCTTCAAGTGGATGCTATTATTGGTGGTGGTACAGAGTTAAAGATAAGTACCAAACCTGCTAATGAAAGTGCAATATCTCCGACAAGACAAGATGTCCTAGAGTATGATGCATCATTGTCATTCTCTAAGGTGGTAGAAATTGATACTGGAATTACAAACTAATGACAAAAGCACTGGATATTACATTACAGGACTTAAACAGACGTGACCTAGATGTCCCAGATTATAAGGTCAAAGAGGTTCTGCCTGAGTTCTTTAGGGAATCATATCCCAAACTCATAACATTATTAGATGACTATTATGAGTTTGAAGATAGTGATGCATCTCCGTCCAGACTTTTAAACGATCTTTTTAAATCAAGGGACATAACGCAGACCGATGTGGAATTATTGAAGTACATCGAAGATGAGTTGTTATTGGGACAATCATACTTTGAAGGGTTTCAAGACAAGAGAGCGGCTGCAAAATATTCGAACACACTGTATCGATCTAAGGGAACTAAATATTCGATACAACAGTTCTTTAGGACATTCTTTGGTATTGATCCAGAAGTAATATACACAAAGAAGAATGTATTTAAAGTAGGAGAAGTTGGAGAATCCTTAATTGGGCCCAACTCTCAAAAATATATAACAGATGATAAGTTATATCAAACCTTCGCACTGTTGATCAAAGCGGAAAAACCGTTCAGTCAATGGAAGGATACGTATAAAACATTTGTGCATCCCGCTGGGATGTTTGTAGGTGCAGAGATTCAGTTGGTAACATCTGTTCTCGACCTAATGGAAGCAGATTCATCAAAACCTGCCGATCCACCACCAATCGTAGTAGAGAATACTGCCGATCTTGGATTCGTTCGAATGAACGGAATAGATATCGATGGTGGATTATCAGCTATTGATGCATCGTCTCTTGTACACAACGAGTATGTTGATTCGCCAGGAGTTGGTTCATTGCAGAGTAGAATTAATACTTACCTTAATCCAGACTTCTTTAATCATCAATCTCTACAGTATGTTGCAAAACAATACTCATCATTACGTGAGTTGCAGACAATGACCTCACCAACATTTGATGATTCTGATCTATTGAAAGATAGTGCAACACACGAAAGTGGTGCATTCCAGATTGGTACAGAGACAGGTACGTTACAAGGTATGGATATGTCCAACGACTTCTTCTGGGAGACACTGGATCAGGAAGGTAATATTGCGTGGTCAGGAGACTCAGATACCTACTATACTTATCAAATAGATAGTGCGGGACACTTATAACTCGTATAAATAGATAGAAGAAGTGAGAAATTAAATGGCAAGACAACCAATAAACAGAGGAACAATCGCTAACGATGGTACTGGGGATACCCTCAGAACCGCAGCTGGCAAGATTAACGATAACTTTGTAGAACTCTATCTTGCGATAGGTGGAGATAGTGATACTATTAGTTCAAAGGTACAATTTGTAGATAGTGGTCTATCTTTCGAAGGTATAGTTGATGATTCGTTTGAAACCATATTAACACCGATTGAACCTACAGCAGACAGGTACATTAAGATGCCTAATGCTACAGGTACAATTATTTTGGATTCAGATACACAGACGTTAACCAACAAAACATTAACAAGTCCTGTGTTGACAACACCACAGATTAATGATACAAGTGCAAACCATCAATATATTGTTGCAGTCAGTGAACTTGCAGCTGATAGGAATATTACACTTCCACTATTAGGTAGTAATGATGAGTTTACATTTAATGCTCACACACAAACTTTAACGAACAAAACATTAACCGCTCCGATTACAACTAATCCAATCGTGGGTGGTAAAAACTTAGGTGGTTTCATTCAAGATTCTGCTGGTAACGAATTGATCGAATTTGATCGTGTCGCTAGTGCAGTAAACCACGTTAAGATTTCAAACAACTCCACAGGTCTCAATCCTAAGATTGAAGCGGAAGGGGAAACAAACGTTGACTTAGACTTGGCTGCTAAAGGTTCAGGTATGGTCGAAGTCAATACAAGATTTGGATTAAGTGCAGAAACAGTAACATCAAGTGCAAACTTAGATATGAATAAAGCATTAACCATATTCAATGTCACTTCAGGTACGATTACACCTACTCTTGGTGGCGGACAAAACGTTGGTGAATTGCATTACTTCATATCAAAGGGTGCTGGTACAGTACAACTAGATACTAATGAACTTCTCGCAAGTTCTTTGGATAGTGCTGGTGCATACTTCCAGTTTAACCAACAAGGCACTTTAGTGTTACAGTGGGACGGATCAGCGTGGCATTATATGTCATCTAGAGATAGCGCTGGTGGTTCTGGAACTGTAAATTTAATATAGGAATAGTAGGGAACTAAAATGGCAAAAGCAGTTATAACCAATAGGATTAAGAAACAGGTTATTAACAATCTCTTAGCAGATGTTAATGATTCTGCGAATAATTACTATGCGTTAATTGGTCGTTCTGAAATATGGAACGATTCAGATTTAACACCAGATATCTATAATTCTGGTCGGGAAGAAAGAAACTTCCGTCTTGCAACACAATCAGCAAAGAATATTACAGACATTACAATGACTGTACCACGTTACAACTGGGCGTTTGGTGCAATCTATTCTGCATATGATGATTCACAAGTTGGTTATCCATCACAACCCTACTACGTGATGAACGATAACAACCAAGTGTATCTTTGTATTCAACAGGGTAAAGAAGGTAATGGTAACGCAAAAACTTCACAGAACCAACCAACTGGTAATACTACTGGTGCTCCGTTTCAAACTGCTGACGGTTACATTTGGAAGTTTTTATATTCTATATCCGCTCTAGATGCGACTAAGTTTATTTCCGCAAACTTTATTCCTGTAAAATTACAGGGTGCAACTGACTCAGACTCACAAGCTGCTGACGTAGAACAACTTGCCGCTCAAGGTAATGCAGTTATTGGTGAAGTTATTGGTTTTGCACTAGATTCAGGTGGATCAGGATACGGATCAAACCCAACCGTAACAATTAAAGGTGATGGTGTGGGTGCAAAAGGTACAGCGTCTGTTGACGGTGGACAAGTTAAAAAAGTAGAATTGGTTGATAGTTCAGGTTCATTCACTATGGGTAGTGGATACACAAGGGCGACTATAGAGTTTTCTGGTGTATCATTTACTAAACCTGCTAAGGGTAGAGTTATTCTTTCTAAGAACCAATCTCCTCTTGGATTAGGTGGTGACCCACGTGATGATCTTAGATCAAGTGCAATTATGTTTAACAGTAAACCAGATGGAACTGAATCAGGAGACTTTATTGTAGATCAAGACTTTAGACAAGTCGGACTATTAAAAAATCCAAAGGTCGATAGTGATACAGGTACAGCATTTACTGCATCAACAGGTAACGGACTTAAGAAACTTAAGTTCTCTGCATCATCTACTTTGTTTACAAAAGATAATAAGATTGTTGGTGGAACATCACAAGCAGTTGGAATCATAGATAAAGTTGATTCAGCTGCGGGTGTATTCTATCACCAAACAGAAGAGACAGGATTTACCGATTTCCAAAATGGAGAGGCGGTAACAGAAACGGGTGGTTCTGGTGCTGCTACATTACACAGTAGTACCCTTGTCGATCCAGAGTTTAATCCATTCACAGGTGATCTAATGTACATCGCAAACCGTGATGCAATCACTCGTGATGAGGGTCAAACGGAAGACATAAAAATCATCATACAAATTTAAGGTGTTGAATAATGGCAAAAGCATTTACTGAAAACTCATTCTCATCCACATATAAGGATGATTTCATTGATAGTGATAACTATCATCGAATCCTCTTTAATAGTGGACGTGCGTTACAAGCACGTGAACTTATCCAGATGCAAACCATCATTCAGGAAGAAGTTGCACGTTTTGGTAGAAACATCTTTAAAGACGGTGCAGCTGTTAATCCTGGCGGCCCATCTGTCAATAAAGAATATGAATTTGTCAAACTCAACACGTCAACACACACATTACCTGTTACACCAAATGATCTTGTAGGTCAAGAATTTACAGGACAAACTTCTGGTGTTAAGGTAAGAGTTCTCCAAGTAGTCGAAGCAGAAAATAGTGATCCAGATACAATTTATGTACAGTACACTTCTACTTCAGCTGCGTCTGCTGGTGCAAATCCAATTCGTTTATCTGCTGATGAAGAGATATCCGATGGATCAACAACTCTTAAAGTACAGAAAGAAAACACTGTAGCAAACCCTGCCGTTGGACGTGGTACTCAAGTATCTAACGCAGCTGGTGATTTCTTCACACGTGGACACTTTGTATTTGCAAAACCACAATCAATTATTCTGTCAAAATATACAACCAATCCAACTGCTAATGTTGGTTTCAAAGTAACAGAAGATATTGTTACAACTGCTGACGATGATGCACTCTTTGATAACCAAGGTGCAACACCTAACCGTTCATCGCCTGGCGCAGACAGATATCGAATTCAATTAACCCTCATCAATTTAGCAGATGCGGATTCAGATGAAAACGTAGTATTTTATTGTACAGTTACCGAAGGCGAGATTGTAGATCAAGTCACAGGTACAGATGACTATAATAAAATCAATGAACTACTTGCACAAAGAACAAAAGAAGAATCAGGTAACTACATTGTAGACCCATTCGAAATTGACTTTGGTACAGATAGTTTAAATGACGATCTAAACGTTACCATCTCTTCTGGTATTGCATACGTTGATGGGTATAGAGCAGAAAGAACTGACAGAAAAACATTAACAATTCCAAAACCAAGGACAACTATTTCAGTTGCTAACGAAGTAGCGGGTATTAACTACGGTCAATACTTCGAAGCATCAGCACTTAAAGGTGATCTTCGTACTGACCAAATGAAAAAATACAATATCTCTACATCAACAACAGATGCATCTGCAAGTGTTATTGGTACAGCGCATATCAGATATATTGAAGAAGATGGTTCAAACTATAAAGTATACCTATTCAATATTAAGATGAACTCAGGTCAAAAACTACAAGATGCAAAAATTATTGGTGATGGTAGTAGTAACTTTGTAACTATCAAACTAGGTGCTGGTAGTAAGGCAGAAATTAAAGATTCACTCAAACAACCTTTAGTCTTCCCATTACCAAGACAAAGACCTCGTACTATTACCGATGTTGACTTTGAAGTACAGAGACGATTTACTGCAACCGCAACAGGCGGATCATTCACATTATCATTAGGTACTTCAGGTGAAACTTTTGTAAACTCATCTCAGTGGATAGTTATTAATGCTTCCAGTGGTGCGGTAGTATCATCTCCAACTATTGGATCGATGGGTACACAATCTGTAACAATCAGTGGATTGAGTAATGTCGCACACGTAGTTTATGCGAAGGTTAATAAAGCAACACCTTCTATTAGACAAAAAACCTTAGTAGAAGATGTCACAAAAACAGGAAGTCTTATCACTGTTGGTAACGAAACTTTCCTTCACTTAGATAAGTCAGACATTGTTGAAATAAAAGAAATCAAACAAACAAACTCAAGTGGTCGAGACTTAACTTCAGAGTTTACTGTAGATAATGGTCAAAGACCAGGCTTCTATGGGCCAGGCAGAATTGTAAGAAACGCTGGTTCGTCTGTTACAGGTACAGTTTATGTCAAGTTCAATCACTTATCACACGGTGCGGGTGATGTCTTTGCAATTAACTCATATACTGGTGAGGTGGATTACAATAAAATCAATGGTGTTGAAATAGCACCAAGACAAGTTTTAAATCTCAGAGACGGTATTGATTTCCGTTCATCTACTACAGACTCAGGTTTAGACTTTACCGCTTCAGGTTCAGTTATTAATGAACTACCAACCAATGGCGATATCTTCCAAGGGGATACAGAATACTACGTACCTCGTGCAGATAAAATCGCAATCAACATTGATGGTGAACTAGAACATTTACAAGGTGACCCTGGCTTTGGAAGACCAATGCCTCAGACACCAGAGAACACACTTCCGTTGTTTGAAATACAACACAACGCATACGGTTTGGACAAAGATGACTTAAAGACTAAAATCCTTAAGTACAAAAGATATACTATGCACGATATCAACCGTATTGAAGAAAGACTAGACAACTTGAAAGAACAAGTATCTCTAACTCAACTAGAGACGGAAACAGAAAATCTATTAGTTCTAGACTCTTCTGGTATTGCAAGAACTAAATCAGGTATTCTTGCAGATAACTTTAAAGACAAAAGATTAACTGATCAATTTGATCCTGCTAATAGATCAAACATTGCGGGTCTTACTAGAACACTAATGCCTGCATCATATAGTGATGCAATTGACCTGTTCTATGATTCTGCTAAATCATCAAATGTAGTTAAGAAAGGTGATAACATCTATGTTAACTACACACACGAACTTGCAATTAAACAAGACTTAGTATCTGGTTTTGAAAACGTCAACCCATTTGCGGTCATTTCAGGTGAGGGTCATCTTACTCTATCACCTTCTTCTGACTATTGGGTTAACACTAAATTCGCACCAGATAATGTTGTTGGCGAAACTGTAGAAACAGATGTTGGTTCTCTTGATCTTGGTGAGTTTGATAGGATAACAGCAGCTGGGCCAGCCAATGGATTTCTTGGTAATATTTGGGGTACTGAATTAGGACAACAAATATTAGGTGGTCAGTTTGATATCGGTGCGGTTGAGGCCCCAGTAATTTTTGATGACTTTG